CGTGGCGCGAGAGAGACTGTTTCCTTAAGAAACGGCTATGACCTCTCAGCTTAGTAGCAGGCTGCGTCCCAGTTATATGTTTGCCGTTTGCCCGATCCTTAGCGTAGACAATTTTAAGGGAAAATTGGTCGCTACGCGGGATGAGGCATTCCCCGAACTTATGACTGTTACTCCTCAGACGAATGCAATCAGAGGTGTGGCGGAATTTACGCCGCGGTTGTAGGACCGCACATACCGGTAATTGAGGCCGGTTTAAACTTCCTTTTTATTTAACCCTGCCTGGCCTTTTCACGAAGGACAGGGAAAAAGAGTGGTACTTTCTTTTGCAGTTAGTATCCGGCTCTACGTGTGACGCTTGAGGTAGTCTTATGACGTAAACCCTTCTGTTAGCCGTAGTGCCCGCCGCAAAAAACACCGTTTTGTGTCTTTTTTCAAAAGACTCAAATCGGCGTTGTGAGCGGCATCCCTTATCAGATTAATGATTATGGATGCCTTTAACAATGCCAACCCTTTTCCGAGTAATGTACGTGATTCAGAAGAAACAGTAGAAGCGCAAGTGCCTTGGACGTGTTTAACTTGGATTCTCCTTCGACAGGGAGTATCTAAGTCTCAGATTTACGAATTTGTGAAATCAATTGATTCGTATTGGTTGCATGAAGATGGACATAGTGTTAAGTTGCCGACATCTATGTCTGGATGGACTATATATGGATTAAGAGTTTTCCTGAATTTGTATGAAAGACCTGGAGTTATTGTATACAGAGACGGAACCACGGATAAGATTAACTACATAAACATGACACCCAGTGAAGCCTTAAATTGTTATAACAATGGCAAGGTATATATGCTGGAAGATGATCATTGGTCGTTGAAACCTGCAAAGAATTCACGAATTTTGATCATGTCACCCATGGACGATGTAGATCTACTCCGCGGAGGTTGGGGGAAGAAAAAAGAAAAGCAAAATAAAAAGCAAGATAACCTTAAACAAACGCAAATAAATGAGTTACCGTGTTATGGATGGACCGGAATAACGGAGAAAGATAACCGTGCTCATCAAATATTTGTTTCTGATAAAAAGGAGAAGAAGAAGTTTATTAACCGTGTTTTGAACAAGGTAGTGACAAGCACTACAACGAAGGAGAAAAAAGACCATTTGGAGAAAAGACTCTGCAATTATTATTCTGCTAGTGATACTTTAATTGATCACTTGCTGGATACCCCCGTGCTATCAGGCATTGGTTCTATCATGATTATGATACGTTCCTACGTGAAAA